CTTATTGTTCTTCCTAGCGGGTCTTCGCTAGGAGTGTGCAGAGAGAGTGGTTTTCTCTCTCGTACACTTCGTAATCTACATACGCACTAAACACCACTTGGTGCCGTTGTCACTCTGTGACGACTTAAATTACACGGCAGGTAGGTCGCCTCCGTTGCTTCACAATGGTTCAATTCCGAGAATGCGTGAAGATACTACTCTCAGCTTTAGATTGAGCTTAAGTAGCTCAGAGTACCGAAACATGTTTTCGGTAATTTCAAAGCCCAAGAGATCAGAGTGGTGAAAGAGTACTGTACTCTTCACTTTTCTCATATTCTCGAGCATAGCGTTCTCACGAGTTAAACCTGTTATTTTACAGAACTCGCGTAGAAACGCTTCAAAAGTGGCACTAGCGCTTTCCGCGTGCATCGGAGTTTTTACATGCACTTTAAGTGATGAACGTATCTCCTTAAGCAGACCGGAAAGTGAGTTACCGTGCGAATTTGTGGACAACGAGTTTTGCGTTTCGGAACGCTCTCGTTGCTCGACTGTGTTCAGTAGTTGACTGAACTTTACGAGTTCATTAAACTCGTTGATTCGCGCCGCGACTACGCTCGCTTCCGAAGACTCGGAGAGAGCGTTAACCTCACGAAGGACCGATTCTGCTCGTGAGACTGCCGCATTTCTATCGCTGGTAGTCAGGAAGAATTTCATTTTTACAAAAAGTACCGACAACGAGATTCTTGTTGTCACTATCTAATTCACGCACAAAAAGTACCGACAACGAGATTCTTGTTGTCACTATCTAATTCACGCAAAAGACAATAGCTTAAGGTACCGCAGTGCGCGCCGATAAATTTACTTCCGAACTGCAGATAATCCGAAGAGACGCAATATTGTTCTTCACCATACAAGCCAAAAGTTAATTTAACGTTTTGGTGAAATATAAAGTTGACTTCGCGATTCAGCAATCGGCTGTCCGAATCGAGAGCGTGCACCGGTTGACTACCAACAGTGTCTCCTGAACGAACACGTGTGTACGTGAGAGTTTTCGGGTTGAGTTTGCTTACGATGTTTTCAAAATCGAAAGGTTCGGAAGAAACTTGACCTTTTCTATTGAAAGTTAAATCGAAATCCTGGAGGTAAACCACTGCTAATTCAGCGGTACTCTCAGCATGACAGTCTATACTAACGATATAAAAAACGAAGTCCTTTAACAAAAGTATCTTAAAGAACTCCTTTGGTTGGGCGAACTCTACGGCGTTCATCTGCTGGTAGCCAGTCCTCGACCAAGCTGTTTCAGACTGGTAACCGAAGGTTCGTAAGACGATTCAGTCTTGGTAGCGTTCTCGCGAGCCAAGAGTAAGCGTCCTTGTTGTAGTTCCGTGAGTTCTGGAGAAGTGGTCAAAAAATCGGCAGCTAAGTAGTGATCCTCAGCAGGAATACCATAACGATTAGCTCTCGCGAGCGGTTGCAAATCAGAACGGTACCTTTTTGCGAAGTCTAAGTACTCTTTTTGGAAAGTTCGGCAGAAAAAGCGCAACTTGTTTGGTTTAGTGGCTAACACGGGTTGTGAATTGAGAAAGTTTCTCAATTCACCGTAAGTTAGTGTGTAAGTCTTTCCTTCACCGAGCTTGAGACTCAAGAAAATAGAAGTGGGGTCGTCGGCACCTTTATTGGTAGTTCCTCGTAGAGCACTCGAATATAAGAAAAGCCCGGTAACGAACTTTACTTTTTCCTCAGGGACGTTGTTAGCTTTCAAGAAACTTTCAAAAATCTTTTTCAGCTCTTCCTTTTCCGCACCACCCAAACAAGTTTGGTCGGCGAACGTAACGTCGTCAAGATTCTGTATATCAGCGTCTACCGTAACCATACTTAGAACGAGAATGAAATCAAACAACTTAAATGAAAAGGATAAACAAGAAAAATAAATGAGTGTCCTAGTAACTGAGTTAACTAAGGCGTCCGAGATCGAACAAACTAACGATCTTCCCATCAACAGAAGAAGAAGCTGCTCTTTCAACGGCGGCACGCGAAGCTTGCAAAACGATTGCTTTCTCGTGATCGTTCAGGAGCACGCTAGTACCGGTTAAAAAATCGGCGCCAAGGTACTCGTAGCCCGTGGGTATCCCACGTTTACCTATGGTTCTGTTTAAAAAGGTTCTAGGAATGGAACGAGCGCTGACGAGGTAAGCATCCTCGAAAGTGGAGCAAAAAGTCCTCACTGGGTTTGGTTTGCCGAACTTCTTCATACAGTCCTTTAATAATGGAAAGATCCAAGCATCTTTCACGTTAAATTCCTTCCCACCAATGGTATATCCATAGGCTCCGACGTAGTTAACTTTAGTGCTGGTAGTTATATTGGCAGCGCGGATTAACACAAAGGCTAAATGTTTTATGAAATCCTCTTCCGCTATCACGAGATCCGACTTGAATCTCTCCTGTATAATTCCAAGTAGTTCGTCGGCTTCCTTACGGTTAAGTTTGTTGGGGTTGACTTCTGTATAATCGGTCAAGTCATAGTTATTGAAATAACTCTTTATCGCATCCCTAGTATTATCGGAGAAGCGGACGATCCCTACGTTGTCTTCGGGCCCCGGCATCTTTCCACAGTAAGTTGAGTAAATCGTTCCTAGGTTTCAAGGTGTTTGAAGCGCGAATGAGAGAAAACTGGTCGTCGATAACGTTAGTTTGGTTCTGAAATGGTTTAGCACTGCGCTGCGCGCGGTGTGCTTGTAGAGCAACCTCTTTTTCGCAACACATTTCGGCGACGTCAAATTCGATGTTGCTGAGGATGGTCAACTCGTCCGAAGTTAAACCACTACGTTTAACGTACCTATAATAGTCAACATTTAGGTAAGAGTACTTTACGGGCACGTTTAACCTCGTAATTGGAGGAAAACCGATTCCAAACTTCTTAAAAATGCTGAAAGCCTCGGTAGCCAAAGAACCGCAAAACCTACGACGCACAGAGATGGAAGGCATGTTTTTCTGCAATTCTGAGAAAAACTCTTCCACGTTGGTCATGTTTATCGTATAATCTCCAACGATCTTCGGAAGTTTGTACACATCTGCCCTTTTTTCTTTCCTAGTCTTCGCGGTTCTGTACTCTCCGTAGTAACAGTGAAACCCTATCCACCGTTGGGCTAAACCGAGTTCTGGGTTGTCTTGCTGCAAGAGTGAATCAATTTTCGCTCTTAAGGATTCGTTAGAGTCGTCTTCGAAGTAAGATTCTAAAAGTCCTAGCTTGTTCCTAAATAGGAAAGTCGAGTTGTGTATGTTAACTGTTGGGATTTTTAACAAAAGCTCCGAAGGCTGCAACTCAAACAACAACCTGACATCAGGTGCGGGGTTATCCCAACCCAAGATGAAGACTTCACTGAGAATGGTAAGTACATATGCAGAAAAGTCATTAAAGGAATCGATGTTCTTCAGATAGGTCGACTTCAACGTGTTGTACTCAAAACACATATCGTACAGGATCCCAGCGATCAGTGGGTTATCTCGAGGAGCGCGGTACTCTAAATCAGCGTTCTCCAAGTATTTGATTACGTGCACTAAGAAGTCGTCGTACAGCTGTTTCTTCCCTGAATTGGAGGGTAAGCAACAGGTTTCGTACAAGTTCAAACAGTGAGAGAGGTAATCCAAGTAGGAGGAAGAGACAACCGCTTCGGTGTTGTCATCGGCTATATCCTTACCTTTAAAGATGAGAGAGATAAACCTTTTCGTATCCTTAGGGTTAATTAGCTCGCCACACGAGTTAGACAAAGACCAACAGTGTTCGACGAGAGACGGTTCGGCTACATTACCGTTAATTTTCTTTACGAATTCATTTACGACTTGGATGGTGAACTTGCAACCTACGGTTTTGACATCCACGTTGTTTAACTCACTAGTCTTGTATTCGGATAACCGATTCAGGTCGGCTAGCGCAGTAGCGATAGCAACACCACACAACTTACAAGCTTCTTCAGTCTTGTTGAAAGTCAGCAAGAGTGACAGTTCGTAAGCAAACGAGTTGTTGGGAGCGCTTTCGAACGCTCCTCGAGTGATTACTTCTCCGTTCGAAAACACGAAACTACTAGCGTACCTCGATCGGTTGGTGGAAGCGGCTTCAGACAGTAAGTTTTTCCACTCTTGACCCCCGAAAAATCTTCGGAATAACTCGCCCCAGGAGTAGCCCGCTGGATTCGAAAACCTTGTCGTCATACGAGCAAAAACTTTTTGCCTCACGTTGGTAGTCAGCACTCACTTTCTTTAAAAACCGATCCTTCTCACTATCATTAATTTTTTTCCGCTGAAAGGGTTCGTAAGTTAAGCAGTGTATAAGTTTCACTTTATCAGAATTGTGCTTGTGCAGGTCAGCGACCGCGCGCGTTCCCAACGGGTAGTTCGAGAAGTTGTAAGCGGCGTCCCCACCAACTGATTTCTTCGTGCCCGTGGGCCCAACAATGTTAAAAGATATGGTCCCGACACTCGAAACGTTAATCTCAAGAGTTAAGGGTATAGTTCTCGACGCTGTGCCGGTGACTCCAACATCTCCAAGGGTGACGTCACCAGAAAAAATCCTTTTATTCAGGCGACACTTGACGTAATCGCCCTCAAAAAGCGCAGCGCTGTAGACAGCTTTAGCGTTTGAACCGGACATGTTGACAGTTCTCGTGCCGGTGAAAGGTATAGGTGAACCAGCGGGGACACAAACGATTGACTCGCAGTTCTTACTACTGATACTCAAGTCGTGTGCGGCACAGTCAACCAATAGCATCGGTGAGTCGTTACGAAGGCAAGCCGAATACAGAGCACACCCTCCCGCAACGGCAGCCCGAGCGTCTGAAAGGATGATGCACTCGTCTATGAAAGATGTAGACGAGAGAAGAGATTTCAGGCCTGGAAGGTACGAAGAACCGCCAACCATGAGTAGCTTAGCTTTAACTTCATTAGACAGACGCATGCTGCTAAGGTACTTTTCATACACTTCTCTGACAATTCTTACTGTTCTTTCAATGAACGGGGCCGCAACTTTTGCTAGTTCACTGACGTTAACCAAAACGTCAACCTTGGCTCCTTGTTCACTAACAACCGGAAAGTTCAGATATGATATTTTCCTCGACAAGGACTCTTTTAAGAAAGAGATGTCAAGTTTGTAGTTCACAGGCAGGTGAGCTTTGTTGTAAAGGTACTCTAGAAACGCCCTATCGACATCGCGACCGCCCAGATTCATGTCACCACCCGAAGCACGCACAACGAAAGTGTTGTTCAAGGCGGATAGCACTGAGACGTCAAACGTTCCACCTCCAAAGTCGTAAACTAGCACAGGGAGTGTAGCGCCCTTAATTTTAGAACAAGCAGAAAGCGCGGCCGCGGACGGTTCATTAATCATGTAAACGCACGTAAAGCCGCTCAAATTGATGCAGTTCTCGGTAAAGGATCTTTGCAAACAGTTGTAATTAGCGGGAACAGAGCAAATCACACCAGTACATTGACATTTGAAAGCTTCACTAGCTGTCATAATTAAAGCTCTAACGTAAGTCGCGATCAAACCTGGTAGCGTAGCGTTCTGAGGTACGGTACCTGAGTAACAGTCAAGTTTGACTGTAAACTTCGAACTAGTGGAAACTTTAACCAACTGCGTCTTATAAGGAGGTGACAATTTAGTTAGGTACTCTTCATAGTTCTCCTCGTCACAACCAACCCAACGCTTCAGGTCCCGATAAAAACCCCCGCGAACAGAGGGGTCATTAGATAAGACTTCAGCGTCGTATCCAAAAGCCACCTCTTGTGAATCAGCGTGCAGGTATAAATACGTTGGGATGTAAGCACTATCTCTTTGTTTGTATAAGTATAGCTCATTCCCAACATAAGCACAAACACTGGAAAAAGTAGTTCCAAAGTCTAAGCCGAATACAACCATTATACAACGGCAGTACGTTGAGTGTTAGTCGGAGATTGAGGCGTGACTGACAAAACGTTTCTATACACGAACCAAACGAAAACAACTAAGCAAAATAAAAACAAGCAAATCAGAAATCCGAAAGCAAGTAACAAATACGAGCGGAGTACACAGTCCATAACCGCAACTAGAGCAGGACAAACACGAAACAAATATAACCTTCAATACAATTTAGCAACTGCGTTCCTACGTATCGACTTCGTGTGAAAGAAAGAAAGCTTCACCAAACGCCGTATCGAACTTCTCGTACGTACAACTTGCGAATTTACGCAAAAGAAACTTAAGCTTGCCGTAGTAAACAACCCAACCCTTAACCTTAGGGTACAGCTTCTTAAAGGAAGAAAAATTTGAGCGAATGCAGTGAATAGCGCACAAGGCACTATATGTATCACCGCTCTCGTAACCGTACTTACTATGCACAAAATGAGTTAAGAGTTGTATTACTCTTTCGTCGACTAAGTCCTTAGTCAAATCACGAAAGGAGGTAAAACCCTCAAACAAAAACTCGTCGCTCACGTCATCTTTCGAAGCGCCTAGCTTAACCAAAAGTTTGTAAGGATCGGGTACGAAAAACACATCGTGGCCGGTCATAACAAAAAATTTTGAACAAAAATATGGAACACTCGGAGTCAAAAATTTTGTTTCGAACCCGAGCTCTGAGCACATAGCATCAGCTGAGTTCTTGATAGGAGATTCTGAAAAAATTAAAGAATCGTCGCCCGACACGAAAAGCGCTTTAAAGTTACAGGTATGGTAAAACATACTAAGAATGCCCAAGGTGACGATAGAGTTTCCGATCCAAGTGTTCGAAGCACCCGACTTCCGCTGGTGGTCCACGCTAAAAGATAACTGCCCGTCTAACGTGGTGGCATTACTGGTGTATTCACCTTGCATCCACACGTCAAGCAGCTCTTCATCAAAACCAAACTCTTTATACAGAGTTCTCTCAAATGATTTGATAAAGGCGTCTTGTGATTTATCATATTTCGAAAAATCGATTTCACCGACGTTGTACACGTTTTCACTCCCAAGCATCTCCTTCGCTATCGAGGCAAGCGTGGAGTTAGTCATCTCTGTGAAGAATACGATGTTGGAGTTCAAACAGGAAATGACCCTATTCTTAAACTCATCGAAACAAGGAGAAAAAAGAGTATTTATAGTCTTTCGGTGAAACATAATGTTTTGCGCGGGCGGGTGTTTAGCCAGGCACGAAGAGTCGAGCTTAACTTTTGCGTCTCGCTTAACCATTAACTTGAAAGTTGAAATTTCTTCCTCCAAGTTTAAAGGTTTTTGTAAATCGCTGCTAAGCGCCCTGAGTTGAGAAGGAGTACGTTTTTCCATCCAGGTACGCATACCTTTCTCGGTGATGGCTATTACATCATTCCGCACTTTGGCAACTTCGTCTAGGTTAAAACTTCTTTCAAGCATAACCATAGCCATGGACTCACCGAACTCTCGCGGTCCGGAAAACCTCTCACAGACAGTGAAATTGTAATTACGTGACTCATACGAGTACAAGTTCTCCTGTAGGGACGGTTTCCTTTTAGGAATCGCTTGAGACCGGATAACGCTAAACCCGCTGAGGGTCGTGGTCCGTTGAGCTGTTAACAGGAGCAGAATCTCTGATAACGACCTTATCGGCACCAGACTCAAACGCTTGCGAGCTTAGTTCTTGAGAAAAATCACCAAAATCGAAGGAGGTGGTACCTGGGACGACGCTCTCAAGAAACGTATTTATCACTTCGTACGGTGCGGACGAGGCTTTACACTTACTCCTATCCGTAGTGGAAGGACTCACGCTGATATCGAGAACGCTCCCACCGAAGGAAGTAGGGTGAACCCGGAAGGCCTCGACTAACTGGTTAGCCTTAGCTATTGCCTGGGCGATGGCATCGTCGCGCCTAGAACTCAGAACCGAATACGTGAGACTCTCGACGTGCCTGGAAAGTGCCACGGTAATGTGGTTTTCACTCCGAAAAGGGTCGTCATCCTGGAATTTGGTCCTAACGAGGTTAACCCTAGCGTAAGTTTCACCTTGCGCTTCGTGCACTGTGAGAACGGTATTTCCAGAGTTGTTCTTCCTCAAATATTTTTTCAACTCTTTCTTTTCGGACTGTAGCATGGTCAGGTACACATAGTCGGCCGAGCACTCAACGTCTTCAACGCTCTCGATTTCTCGAATGCGCATGGACGACGAACCTACTGAAGTCAGGTTAGTGGTAGCTATGGTTTTGGGGTAAAAAGTTGATAACCATGCGCACACGTCCCAAGGACACCTATACGACACTTCACCGTACACTCGGTGGCTATCGTCAACGAAGCGATTCAGATCCGAAAGTACAGCTACGTCGTACTCGTTACGGTCTATGTAGTGAATCTGCTTACTATCTCCAAATAGCACAGCGGAAGCACACTTTGTGAACTCGATGCACGCAATAGCGGCGCCGGCGTGGACCATGAAACATTCGTCAAGGTACAGCACTTTACAAGTTTTCCCTCTGTTGTTCATCAAGTAAGAGTCGATAGTCAGGATTTTCTCTCGTAGATCACAGGTGACATCATCACGACCTGCAACTAAACGAGACACTTTCGCTAAAATTTCCACTTGTGAACTCTTGTTGGCAGTTAAAATCAACGAATCAACTTTACTGATAGTTTCGCAAAACGTGTCTATCAGAGTGGTCGTCTTTCCTCCACCCGGAGGAGCTTCGTACAAAAGTATGTTAACCGCCAAATTCGTGAACTTGAAAGTTCTGTACGAAAGGAAACCTGATAAAAAGGCATTCGAAGCGACAAATGAAGACTGAGTGTGGAAAAGAGTATTCATTCTGTTTAGCCCATCGTAGGGCACCAAACCTTCAGACCGAAAACAGAATTCGTGAGTTCTAAAAGATTTTAATGGTACTTTAGAGTTTCTACCTTCGACTGAGCCTTCTCCCGCGCGAAGCACGAAGAGATCTTCGTCCTTGTCGCAGAGACTCTCTTTCCTTTTAAACCCGACAACGTTTAACTGGTCGTAATACTCACGAAGCTTGTTACTTAATTCAGATAAAGCAAGCTCATTGAGGTAGTAAAACTCCCTCACGGAGTTAGTCAAACCTCCTGTGTCCGGGCAGTAGTCTACAATGACTGGTTTTGGCTGTTCGTTACTGGTGTTGATGGCGTTAAGAAACTCGCTAACGCCATGTAAGTTACGTTTCCCCTGGTGAAGGGTCCTTCGGTCGCGATTGTCGGTCACGATTTTTCCCACGTGAGGTAGCAGATTCGCTCTTTCGTTCGCACTACGCTCTGTCGAGTAAGAACACTCACCTCCGGTTATAGACCTTCGAACAACGGTTGGAAGGACGGAACGTACTTCGCTTGCATTTTCGCTATCCTCGTCGCAAGAACGCGCGTCGTCCCCGCAACAGGTGGATATGACGTGTTCACGAATATCCGTTTTCAGCGCTTCGAGGCGTTCATATTTTAGGGTCGTGGAATCCGACGAAGCGGGAGGAATGAATTTCCCCTTCGTCTTCGCTGCACCCATAAAAGTACCACTGTCGCTGGATCCCGAAATGAAAATCTTCGTTAAGTGGAAAAATTTTCTTAGAGAGCTAGAGATAGTGGTCGGATGCGGAACCACGGAGCACAAATGATCGAAAAACCTTCTTACGAAGGAAACGAAACGTAGCGAACCAACACGACCGGAGTTTAATAGCACAAGTTCCACGTCGGACAAGGCTAACAGAAAAGACTCCCTGTGCTTCACGACAAAAAGCAGAGTCGTCAGCGACTGATTGTCGAAAAACCTCAGCAAACTGAGGAGAACCCTAAGAGCACTGTTTGATGCGCAGTTTTCAAACGAAAAAGCGATGAGGTTACGAAAAAAGTAAAGCAGTTTCGGAATTCTTGCAACGATTTTCCACGACAACTTCAAGAAGAACCTTGCGTAAGCTCTCCCGTTTTTACTCCCGCCCCGCAATCCTGGGGTGGTTAGAACACTATTTGGTGAGTCTTCATCGCTATCAGAAGTGTCGGGTTCCCAACTTCGATCGATTCGAATGTCATCCACTTCAATTTCGGGTAGCGCGTCGATGTGGAAGACTTCGACTCCAGGTTGTGCATTAACTTCGCCGCCTATAAAAGGGGCTCCAACTCCATCACCCGGAGGTGTGCGACTATAAACAAAATTCAGTAGGATTAAGCGTGACCTGGATCTCGCATACGTGTGGCACACTGACAGTAAATTTCTGACGAAGTGGGCGGAAATCGGCAGTCGATGAAAGCGGAACCACTCAAGTAGACGCTCAAGCGCCGCAGAAAAATTTTTTGGGTGCAAAGCAGTTAGAACAAAAACAAATGAAGAAGGAAACACGGCTGAAGTAGCAATTCTCAAGTAAAAAACTACTTCTTGATAACGTGTGCCCCGGCACTCGCGAGCGAGACGAGCTAAACAAAGATGCAACCAGGAATTGCATGCAAACGACAAACAACCTTTAATGATTGACGAAATGGTTAAGTGCAGTGAACCACCTTTCAAACCCGGGCCGTTATTCACACTTCTGTCAACGCGAGGCGTTAACGCGCACAAGCGGTCGTTAAGCATCAAAAGAAAGCTCGACACCTTGATTCGAAGCTCCGACCCGCAACAATAAGTTTTAAGAAAATTTTTGCATACGTTCAGTAGACTCCGAATCATTGTGGGTTCGCCTCCGTAATTTATGTATTCTTCATCGCTAGAATAGTAATTCTCATACGACTGACGCAGCAAATCGTCCTCGAGAAAACCTTCATCATCTGATGAGAAAGTGAAGCTACCACTGCATCGCTGCAATCCCGACACGCTATCACTAGAGTCTCCTAATGGGAAGAAATACAACTTCATGCTTCTCTCCAGTCTTTCGTAGGTTTGGTAACAAGCGGATTCAAGAGAAGCGCGTGAACGACTTAAGAACCTGGAAAACGCAACCAACAACTGCAAAATCGTTAACTCCGTTGAACCTCCTCTTAACCCCGGATAAGACTCATCGCTCGAGAAGAATTCTTCATCATCGCTGTCGGTCGGCTCTCGACCTGCAAACAAGGAATTCTTGGTGAACATACGGCAGCAAAAGTTTTTTACAGTCGATTTGAGACCTGACACGCGCTCTTTCGCAGCACCAGTAAGTCTCGACGAAATCGAATCGATGAGAAACTCAGCTAGGTCACAGGAGGTAGTCAGAAGATAACTTCTAACTACTGAAGCGGCGTACTTTAAAAAGAAAAAATTATCTAGTCCAAACTCCCAAAAACCCAGCGTAAGGTTTTTACTTCGGGCCGAAACGAAAGAGGAGAAAAATTTTCTGACCATAACGGGGAGGAATCCACAAACGAAGAACAAGTTCGAAAAGAGACTTCTCCTCTCCATCCCGCGAAAGCTCGCCAAAACACTGCTCAACACACGCCGGTACAAAGCGGAGGCTGATGTGCGATCTGGAGGGGAAACACTCTTCAATAACAATTCCAACGAAGGAGTGACAGCGAAGTCTAGGAGGATTTCGGTCACCACGACACTCGCATTAACCCCCCGCAAGAGAAGATTAGAGTTCGACAAAAACGCCGTAAGAGCGCTGCTGAGAAGTTCTATGTAATTATACTCTTCACTATCGCCAAGTATGGATTCAAACCAAATATCCCAGTAAGCGCCGCTGAATATTTTCGTTTTCCTCCTCACACTCTTACTTAGCTCTGAAGCGTTAAGTAACAGTTTCAGGATCGTCTTAAAGAGTTCCTTCACTGGAGTGACAACCGCCAAAAATGAGACGGTTTTGCTTAAGAAATCCTTAAAGGCTCCGGAAGCGTAGTCGAGATTGCCACTAGTTAGAAGCACATTAAAAGCTTCGTACAACCAATTACCCAGCGAAACGACTGAGATAAAAGGTGAAACTTTTTCAGCCAGACTCAGCAACGCCCGGAGAAATTTGACACATTTGCATTGAGCGAAAACCTGCAAGCTCGCTGAGACGAAACGTACAGCATCACTGACACAAAAGAAAATGTTCTTTAAGTTTTCAACCAACGCGAGAAAGAACCCTGAACCATGTTTACTTCCACCACGCAAACCACCGGCTGGGCTTTTTCTCGGAACGTCATTCAGGGCGCTGGTTAGACCTTGTAAGACCGCTTTACTATCAGCAGCTTGCGCTATAATTTCGGTCAGTACCCTATTCTCTTCGTTACAATCGATTTCACCCTTCCGAGCGATCGAGACACGCACTTCAGTTTCGGAATACTCGAGCAAATGTTGCAAAGAATCGTCTAAATCCAGAAACTCATAATCCAAACTTGCGGAAAGTATGTTTCTCATGAGCGATCGAAAACTACGGTTTACTTCCGCAAACATTCTTCTACTCCACTCCCTAAAGAAAAAACTGACAATTTCTAAACACGACGCATCACCCGTGTAGTAATTGAGGTTCTTCGCAAGGAACTCAGTGGCGTTACGGGAACGCACACCTACAGCAAGCATCACGGCAGCGAAGCATTCAGAATGTTTAAGATCTATCTGCACGTCTCTGTGTATCACTTTACCACTGATGACGACGCGCGACTTACTAGATTTTATGTAACTCCACACCCATTCGAAGGTTTTACTATTAACCACGCTGCAATTACTCACAACGTAGTCAAAAACCCTAGAAACGAATTTCGCGTCCAGGTATATAAAGTCATACCCGGGAAGGAAAGTTTTCAAAGATTTATCGAATCGCGGAAGTTTCACTTGCACGACTTCACTACACGCTCTACGGTAACGTAGTGTCTTCACGATTCGTACTTCTGGAGAATAAGCCGAACGAGTCACCTTGTAATAGTTGACACCCATCCTATTCTCGTACATTTCCACGGAAAACAAGTCATCGCCAACGGTAAAGGCAGGTGTGAGCATTATGTTCCTAATGTTCGACAGTTTGTGGCTGTAACAAGAAGAACCGAATTTATACTGGACCACGTCACGGTGACAGTCTACAATAACGTCACAGTCTAGGGATTCAATCGAGAAAGCTTCCCGTTCGTCCAAAAGTTCGCCCGGTGTAATCATCGTGATGTAAGCGACCTTAGAATTTTTCTTTATCATCGCCGAGGCGATTTCGGACAACGAAGCATCGTATACCTGCACCAAAATCAAGGCATCGCTTTTTACATCACAACCACCGAGAACGTGTGGACAAACTGAGACGCGAGTATGAGCTTCAACAAGCTGTTCTAAGGTCATTCCTTCTACGACGTTCTTCGCTTGGAACTCCCTTAGAACCCTTCGCTGCGCATCTTTAACGTCGTAAACAGGCCTGCAGACGTGGTAGTCGACGCTACCCCTTTTTATGTGAAAAAGTGGGCATCCCCCGATATCGGAGAAACGCGTTCTCACTATAGAAGTCAAGGTCTCGTTTTCGAGTAAACGCGAGGCGGCTGCCGCTGGGTGGTCGGAGTAAGTACTGTGAGTAAACTGCAAATTAAACTGAGGGTAGGAGCGAGTCAAACAACTTTGTACGGACTCACCCATATAAAAGGGAACTTTAACGATGGGTTTTTCTCTGGTAAATTTTTTAACATCTTCCTTAAAGTCGACCAAATCTTTTTCGACGCTCCGAGCCAACAAATTATCCTTGTTGTTGGGGATGCGTTCAAAAGCAGACTCAATAGCCTTGTGCTTCAAAGAAGAAGTTATTTTCAGGCGCCTCCTCGTCTTTTTCCCACCCAGAAATTTTGGCAAGCTATAAAAAGGGTACGAAGTTGTCGACATTAAATCGCAGTGGAAAAGATCCCTAGCGGTTTGCCTCCCACGAACGTGATAGTTCAGAGATTCGGGACCCAGTTTCTCGATCAACTTCCTAGCGACAATATGTTTAGTCGTATACACACCAACGTAAAAATCTTCCTCTTTAAAGGTACGTTGGAAGTGAGCACAACAAAAAGCCGCGTGGGTCAAGTAACAAAGGCCTTCACCCGGTTGGTAACGCAACAACTGTGTAGGCGGTCGGCGCTCTCCGCGCGCTATGCTAAGAGCAATGTGGTAGTTGGGAATTCTCGGGGTTACGATACAATAAGCTTCACCCCTCGGAAGAATAAGCGTGACACTCAGTCTGCGTTCACGCAATGGTTGAACCTCAATTTCAAAGTCGCTTCCAATAAAGTGGATCAAGAACCTGAGACGTTCCGAAAGCGGATGATACAGGGGCAGGTTCTTCAAAACATTATCGTAAGCGACAAGGGCACTTTGATAAACGCGACAGCTACTCACAGTTGGAGAACGTTTAACATAGAAGGATTTATTGGCTTTGTGAAACCTTGTGATGGGAACCTTCTTATAAGTAAAGGTGTGCGAGGCGTTCTTCAGAACGCGATCAGTTCTAACTCGGCGGACGCCCATCGTGTTCTCAGTAAGAAATTTACTGTCGCTAGTAACCACGGGTTTAAACGTCTTGACCGGACTCCGCCTAAGATTGGAGTCCGAACTAAGCGATTTCCGAGGAACAGCGCGATTCTCGGGTGCGCGCTTTCTTGAGGACTGTGGGGGAAGTGGTGAAGAGGTTGGCTCCTTAGCGTCACCTGATAAGAGAGGGACGCGCGGAATAACTTTACCGTCAGTTTTCAACGGAGGTAAAGCGCACTTGAACGAACCGAACATTATGTAGCCCGGCTCGATCGCACGCTCGTTGCGTTCAAGTTGAAATTTAGATTTCTTCTTTTCCCTCACTTCTTCAGGAAGAGAGAAAGGTTCCACGACTTTCTTCACTTTCCGGGGCTTCTGGGGACGAGAAAACGGTACCTCACGCTTCACACGGAGGTTACGAAAGTCACTACGAAGGATCTCGTAGGCTTCGTAAGATTCACCGGTCGCAGATTTCACGGTGACAGGGCGCGAGTTAGGTTTCGAGGTAATACCTACCGCAGAAGTTTTGAAAGTCAGTCCGCTCGTGTGAATGACTAGAGTTTCAGGTCGGTTAGTGCGTTTTGATTTGTGGAACTGTAAAAGGCGACCACGAGGAAGAGTTTTTGCGGCGAAACAAAAACTTTCGGTAGTCACTGAAAGGGGACCGGGGTGAAACACAAATCGGTTTAACGGAAACCGAAGAGCAGATAGAAGAACCTGTTCACAAAAGGGACTGGATAAAGAAAAGAAAAAGATAAACTCGCACAACTTCGTGAAAGTGTCAGAAGGCACAACACGGGAACTGAGCGAAAGAACACCTGTGGGCAGCACCGAAAAGGGTCTGCAAAGAACAAGGTTCAAAAGAGGGGAAGGTAAACTGAAAGTGGTCAAGCAACCGTTAAACTCAAGAATAACAGTTTCAAGACAGAAACCTAGGGGAACGGATGGATAGGGCATTTCAGCTGAAGAGCAAAATTGCAAACGTACGTTCGATGCGAACGGGCGAGGGACAGCGGCGCTAAGTGACAACGTTAGACGAACTTTGGATATCGCGTTCGACTCGCGAAGACTGTGCGGGACACTATCGAGCAATTTCAAATCTCTCCTCGCTAGAAAAGCGTTCAAAGAGACGGAAAAGGTGCTGGGGACAGCGTTGATGTTGAAGAAGGCCATTTCAAAATAACGAAAGTTATAAAGAAATAGAGGGGCTTCTGGGAAGGTAATAAAAAGATCTAGGTGGTGTACGTACGTACGTCTAGTATTAGGATGATATAAAAAATG